ACTAGATTTTTAATAAAAAAATATAAATAATAGTGTAACAAGGAGAACATTATGAAAACAATAGAAGAACACATCGAGTTCGATAGAAAGAAAATCGAAGATCCAACTGTTTCATCAGCAGCGAGAAGACATTACAAAGATGAACTTCAAGAGTTACAGGAATACGTTGGACATCATAAAGAAGAGATCAAAGCGGGAGATCATCACGACCCCAACGCACTAGAATTATTTTGTGACTTGCACCCTGACGAACCAGAGTGTCTAGTTTATGATGATTAATTTGACATCGTAATCGCAAAATCAAGTGCCTTTTTTGCACTATCAGAAAGTCTAATAACTCTACTTGATTTCACAACTTGAAATCCAAGTAAATCTCCCTCTGGGTCTTCTGGCAGACCAAAGGGAAGAACAACAAAAATACCTGCATTGGCAACACATTTCCAACCAACGTCAACAAATCCTAATTCTCTTAACGCACACTCTAGTTTGAGAGAATGGCATCCGTCAATCAACTTCATTTACGGTTAACCGAACTATTGGTATTTAGTGTGACAGTAAAAATAGTGTAACAACCCACCATACAGGTGGGTTTTTTAGTGCTATATTAATAGTGGGGAAACAAACCCACCAACATAAGACTTTCAAGGTAACGGATACCCAGAGGAATACGTTTTTAAGTCGAACTTAAGCAGTTGGTCGTGTTTTGTTTCCTCTCGTCAATTTATTATTAGACCCTTATGTCAACACGTTCAAGAATCGGTATTTTACTACCAGACGATTCAATCCTATCAGTATATCATCATTGGGATGGATACCCAGAGTGGTTAGGTGTAACTCTCGAAGAACACTTCAATACCTATGAAAAAGCATCTGAACTTATAGATGGTGGAAATATGGGTAGTTGTTATTCTGACAATGAGTACAATTCAGAAACAGGAGAGTATGAAACAATAGAACCCAGAGCAACTTATTATGGTGGCGATGAGGAAGCACCAATCTTAAGTAAGAACTTTGATGAGTTCACACGAATAGATTGTTGGCAAGAGTACTCATATATTTTCGTCACAGATAGATGGGTAGGTTATGCAATCAAACAAAACTATGATGAGAATTATGAGGAGATTGTAAGTGTAACAGTTGAGGAGGTAGAAATCCCAAAAAAGCAGACAGTTGAATAAGTGGCACAAGGGGGTGGTCAACCCCCTTTTTTATTGCTATAATATAGGTATAAACAAAGAAAAACCCCTATGGAAAAAGTAATCGGACAATCAGTTGAGCGAACAAATCAAGTATTTCTAAACAGATACGTTGATGACTATTGTAAAGCACTCAATGAGAACTACAAACAGGACACAATCAGAAGTTTAGAGCATAACTTACAACGTGACCCAGAGTGTACTTATTCAGCAGAGCAACTTGTAAAAATTATGCAAGGCAAAGCAAAGTTAGACAAATTCAGATACTATGAAGGTAAGAAGTACATCAAAGTAGTTAGAGAAGAGTACAATGAGAGAGAAGATAGATGGAGAGATACTACAGTACACGCATTTATCGGTATTGCAAAGGATATTCTTGGAAATGTTTACAAACCTGCATCTTGGAAAGCACCCGCAAAACACGTTAGATTTAATTTTTGTAATAAGCAAGACTTATTATTCTTAACTGACCCTAGATGTGTTGGATGGGCGGGTGGATACTTATACTTAAGATAAAATGAAACTATCACTCAAGGAAAAATTAATATTCATTGCTTCATTTCTATGGATGCTACATTGGGGAACTAATATAGCAAACCTAATTATTGACACATTCTTGTTAAAAAATGGTGTCAGATTATTACCATTTGGACTTTAATTATTACTATATAATCCGTATGTGTTAATATAAGGTAACAGAGAAGAGAATAATATTAGTTTATTAGCAAACTATTATCACTCAGACAAATGCAACTCAAACACATTGAACACCCCGAAGATACTATCCTTACTGGAGACTTATCAGCAATTAACTGGTTTACCCTACAGGGAAAGGTATCTCTTAAAATAGATGGTTGCCCTGCTATTGTATGGGGAACTAATCCCGAAAATGAAAAGTTTTTCGTAGGAACTAAATCAGTATTTAATAAAGTAAAGAAGATGATATGTCACTCTCACGAAGAGATTGATATATTATATGCAGATAAACCAGACTTAGCAGATAAATTACACAAATGTTTTGATAATTTAGTCAGAACAGAGAATATCTATCAGGGAGATTTGATAGGTATTGGTGGCGATGACTATTACCAACCTAACACTATTGGGTATCTATTTCCATATAAGATAGAACACAATATTATCATCGCACCACACACAGAGTATATCGCTACAGGAGATACTCTACTTGATACTCACGCAATACCACTTGACCATATACTTGAGAATGACTTGGACAAAGTATTGTATGTTCAATGTAATGCTATTGCAAAGTTTCAATCATTTGTATATGATAGATGTCAATTTGCAAAGCAAATGGCAACTATGGTTCAATTTGTTGATGACAAAAAAGCACAACAAATTAAAAAAACTATTAATCATTGTATCCGTACTGGAATACCAATTACAGATGATGTAGTCAAAGCTATATCACACTCACATAATATTGACCCTAACTTAATGAGACTTTGGAAGTTAGTCAAGTCAATTAAAATGGATGCACTTAAAAGATGTGAACACGATGGATGGTGGACAACATTTGATGATGACGGAGAAATAGATGGCGAAGGTTATGTAATGTGGAACAGATGGGGTATATACAAATTAGTGAATAGAAATCAATTTAGCAGATTAAATTTCCTAACGAACAATAATTGGGTCAGTTCATAAAGTGTCACAAGCTTTATTGAAAAGCGATATGGATGCACTATAATAAGTACATAACAAAGAAACCCTTATGAACTCAGGAACATCAAGCACAGAACTCAATGATATGTTCACAGACTTTGTGAATTATGTTGACAGTTTCTATGGTCAGAATGACCCACTCTATCCTATGATGTCTCAAGAGACTAAACAACCTCTTACTAAGTACGACATTCTTAGAGCAACAGAGAACTACCTATCAATGTGTAGTGATAAGACTAACAAGTCCTGCACTTGGGGGGATGGAGACTCACTTGACAGAGAGAGAGTCAGAGACATTCTACTTTATGATTACAACTACAAGTTTGTAGGAGAGTAAGATGTCTAAAATTAGAAGTGAATTTCCACAGACACCACTTAATCTGACTTTGAGAGAAGAGCAGATAAGCACCATACTCTATTGCCTAGAGGGTTACTCACAGGGTAACGATGACTATGAATTAGTGGAAGAATTAGATGAAATCTTTGAAGTCTTGGAAACTACTGTTGACAAGTTTTACAATAAGATTGAAAAGGCAAGAGCAAAACAACCAAAGGAGGAGTGGTAATGGCAAAACACACACTTGAATTAGATGACTTGGAATTAACCGCACTCATCACACACCTAGAGGGTCAAAGTGAAATGATGGTTGAGAGTAGATTGAATTGTAGCAATCCAAGTGAACTACCAGACAGAGAAGAAGTGCTACTTAATCTTGTATATGCAAAGGCATTTACAATAGGTTGGGATGCACACATAAACCCAAAGGTCGATTTTGACTTACATAAAAATGAAGATAGGATTTTTAAATACAAATGACAACATTATCAACATACGTTAACTGGTCAGAGAAAATTCTGAATGAACATTTAAAAACTGAACCAAGTTGGTTGGCAACTTGTAGTAAAGTCAACAAACACACTAGGGCGGGTAAAGATGGTAAGTTTATCATTTGCCCAGAATGTCATCAAGGACATTTCGTATTTCACTTTAGTTGGTCAGCATTAAACTGTCAACATTGTGACACTATGATAGAAAAAAATCAATGGAAGGTAACAGGATGAACCAATTTGACAATTACGAACTAACAACTTTAGATTATACACTTAAGTATTATCTTGAACATAATCAAAATCTTGATGATGAAGATATTGAGTGGTGTAATTTAGTAAGGAAAAAGATTGATACAGTTATAGAACTTCAAGCAAAGTATGATATGGAATGTGGTTAGGACAGTTAAATTACTGTCACACCACATTGTAATATGGTAAAATCTTTGCTATAATAATAGTAATTACAAAATGATTATGACCCCCGAAGAAAAGTATCGTAACCTCTACGAACAGATGTATGACCTATGTGAAGAACAGGGATGGGGTGATCCATTCTCTTATGCAAGGTCAAGAGAAATTTATATGGCGGGATTACTTGGTCATAAAGTTGCAGATGATTATTCTGGGGAAGATGCAATTGATGAAAATGGTGGATGTGAATACAAATCTACCATAGGTAAGAGTGTCAATGGAACTTATAATGGTATAAGTGTTCAAGATACTTGGGAACTACAAGAGAAATACATTGTAGAGGATAAAATTGGTAAGTACCAGAACCATTATTATGCAAGATTTAAGGGTGGTAAAGTTGAAGAAGTATGGAAGTTAGGTTGTAATGTTGTATTGGATTTATTATTACCAAAGATTAAGAAACAGTTTGATGAAGGAACATCACACAAGAAAGACCCTAGAATAGGTGTAAGTATTGGACAAAAAGAGATAGAGAGTTATGGTCAAAGAATTAGATAGTGGTAAGTTAATGTTCTCAAGTGGTAACAACGATGAGTGTTACACACCTGACTATGGTGTTAAACCTATACTGAAGTATATCCCAGAGGGTGCAACTGTATGGTGTCCTTTTGATACCATTGATAGTGAGTTTACTAAACAAATATCGAAGCAGAATAAAGTTATTGCTACTCATATTAGTATGGGTATTGACTTCTTTGACTTTGAACCAGAGTATTGGGATGTTATGGTATCTAATCCACCTTTTACCAATAAGAGAAAGTATTTTGAGAGAGCATTATCATTTGATAAACCCTTTGCCTTGATAATGACAAACACTTGGTTGAATGACTCAGCACCAAAACAACTATTCAAGGATAAGGACTTGCAGTTGTTGATGTTTGACAAGAGAATGAAGTTTATAAGTCCAGATGGTAGAGATAATGATAAGATAACTTTTAGTAGTAGTTACTATTGTTATAACATACTACCAAAACAAATTATTATGGAAGAGTTGGATGTGCCACCTAAAAAAGTGTCCACAAAAGGTAGAAGTCAAGCAGTTTTACCACTATAATAGGTATATACAAAGGAAAACCCCTTATGTCTAAATCTAAAAAACAACTCAAGAAAGACCTTAAGTATCTTAAGAAACATCTTGACGATAATAAAGAAATCAATCAAATTATCAAACATACTGAAAAAATTGGGATTTCATCACAATATTTTTGTGAAGAGTTTGTGTTCATTCCTGATGGAGAAACACCAGAAGAATGTGCAAGATTCCACGATGTTGAATATCTTGATATTACAGAGTTCAACTATCATCATTGGATAAGTAACAAAATGGAGGACTACTAAAATGACCACAAAAACAAAAACAATCAAAGAGTTCTACATCAAAATTGATGGTAAACAAACCAGAATTAACAAATATGGTGGAGAGTTACTTGACCTGATAGATGAATTAGGGTGGGATTATCAATGTATGACTTGTGGTGGTAGAGAAACCTACGACAAACTTATGCAAATGTTAGGTATTATTGAACCTGACGAAGTTTATATGGAGATATAATATGGAAACAAAATCATTCACTTTCTACTCACACAACTCAATGAAAGAAGAGTTGGTCAATCTCACAGAGAATCAACTTCAAGAACTCAGAGCATTTTATGTTGAGAGATTTGTGGACAATATGGACACAAAAGACTTAGTTCAGTATGTAATGGATGACATGATGCAATACATGGAAGCATTACCAGACAATGAGGTAGTCGATGAGTGTCTCAACTATTGGGATGACCACTTTGAGGATGTTGTTGAAGAAATCAAAGAGTACACAGATTGCGACTTTAAGAAACCAGTAGAACAGAGGTTCAACAAATGATGCACACACTTAAATTAGATGACTTAGAGTTGACCGTACTTATGACACACTTAGAGGGTCAAAGTGAAATAATGAATGAGTCAAGATTGAATAGTAGTTACCCACAAACACCAGACAGGGAAGAGATACTATTGAACTTGGTTTATACAAAAGTGTTCACACTTGCATACGAAGCTGATAAAGACCAAAATACTGACTATGACTTGATGCAGAATTATAATAGATTATATGACCATAAGTTGTACCCACAAGTTTACGGACAAACAAAATGAAACAATTAGACAACTACGAACTATCAAGTATTCACTATACATTATTCTATTACATGGATAATGCAAACCTTGATGAAGATGAAATGGAGTGGATAGGATTACTCAGAGATAAAGTAGAAAATATTATGGAATCACAGATGAGTTATGATATGGAGTGTGGATAATGCTAGTCAATGAAGCAGGACTCATTTTTGATATTCAGAGAAATCCCAAGAGACACCTATGGGAGATTGAATATAACAAAGATAACACAATTAAATCTATTGTGCCATATGTGCCAATAGAAAAAGTGTCACAAGACACATAGTAATCCCACCTATTTCGATTATAATAGGTATATACACAGGAGAAACCCCTTATGTCAAAAGAAATGCTATTCCTATGTGATGTCTTCGACAAGTGGTTAGATGAGAACAATCTACCACACAGAAGTGCAGATGACATTCTTTATGGAGAAAATGCTTGTAAACTCACAGGTAATCAAACATACTGGTTAGAGAGTTTTATCTCTACTTGGGAAGTTATTGCGGAGCATTGCTAATGAACAAATCACTATTAACAGCAGAACAAGTCCAAAACCTGAGAGAAGAGTTTGTTGATTTTAAGATTAATGAAATGAGTCGTGAGGAAATGGCAGATTGGATACGCACAGTTTTCTTAGATGAACTGGAAAGATGCACAGTTGACGAACTTGAGTAT